GATCCGCGTTCCCGCGACGTCGGTCAGGGTCGGCGTGCCGTTCGTCGGGATCGCGAGCCCAGGATTCACTCGGTAGAAGTCGCGGAACTCGAACGCGTAGTCGATCGAGAACTCGACGTAGCCGACCTCGAGCGGCTGCACCGCGCCCGGCTCGGTGTTCTCGTAGGTGAAGGTCACCTGCCAGACGTTGCGCGACTCGGGCACGAGGTCGATCGTGAAGCCCGTGGCGTAGACCTCGCTCTCGCCGGGGAAGAGGTCGCCCTCCTGCGGGAGGCCGTTTGTCCCGAAGAGCGCGAAGACCGCCGCGGGAGTCGTGAGCGCGACCGCGTCGTCGAACACGTGGAACCGACGCGTCGCCGTGGTGCGGCCCGTCGCGAAGTTGAGGGACCGCGTCTCGCGGTCCTCGATCACGGTCGCCGCCATTACGCGAACCCTCCGAGCGAGATCTTCTCGCGGATCGTCTTCAGCTCCTTCACCATCGTGTCGTCGTTCTTCTTCTTCGCGGCGTCGGAGTACGCGTCGAACTTGAACTCGCCGGCGAAGGTCGAGACCGAGCCGACGCCGGCGCGCTGCGCCTCGATGCGCGTCGCGAGCGACTCCTCGTCGAACTTCGCGAGTTCCTCCTGCTGACGGCGACGGAGTTCGTTCTCCTTCTTCACCGACGCGATCCGCGCCTGCTCGAGCTTGTCGAGCTCGCGCTGCTTCATCGCCTGCTCGTCGGCGATCTCCTTCTCAATCATCATCCGCCGTTCGGCGAACTCGTCCTCGAGGAGCTTGCGGCGCTCGGCGAGGATCGCGTTCGCGGCGTCCGCGGCTCCCTTCGATGTCAGGGGGCCGAGCGCCTGGCGCTCCTCGGCCTGGAGTTTCTCGAGCGCCTGCGCGTACTCGATCTCGAGGAACGCGAGTTCGTCGCCGCGATTCTTCGCCGCGAGCTTCGCGCGTTCGGTCTCGCGATTCACAAGGTCGTCTCTAAGGGACTGGAGGTGCCTTGTCTCCTCGTTCCTCCGCGCCGCGTTGTACGAGGTCTCCGCCTGCTGCCGCTGCTCGCGAGCGGTGTTGCGCGCGTTCTCCTCCTTCATCGCCGCCTCGAAGGCGATGTCCGCCTGCCGGCGAGCGTCGCGATTCGGATCGCGGAGACTTTCCATTCCGCGAACGGCTGCGGCTCCGATCGCCTCTCCGAGTTCGACCGCCGCGCCGGCGATCGGGACCGATGTGACGACGTCGTAGAGCGCCTGCCCGATCGTCTTGTCGCCGCGGATCGTGTCCGCGATACCTCGAAGGAGGCGATCCGCCATCGAGATTCCGAGCACGGCCATGACCGCGCCCTTCGCCTGCTCGTTGATCCCCTGCGTGAAGGTCTGGAAGAGACCCTTGCTCGTCTCGGTCCCGATCTTTTTCCCCATCGATACCGACGACGAGCGAAGCGGAACGTCCTCGAGCTCGAGACCATCGGCGATATCGCGCGCCGCGGAGCGACCCACCATCACCATCGCGCCGGGAGGAGGCGCGACGTACTTGACGATGCCTCCACCCGCTCCGGCACCACCAGCTCCACCGAGGAGATTCTGCGTCTCGCTCGCGAACGCGCGGGCGAACGCCGATCCGGCGGCGCGTCCGACGACCTCCTGCGAACGGACGATCGACTTCCCCGTCTCGAAGAGTTGATCCTGCACGTCCTTGCGGAAGTCGCCGCCGAGCGCCTTCGCCATCGCCTTGCCGAGGCGCGCGCCGCCCTTCTCGACGATGTCGCGCGCCGCGTTGATAGAGCGCCCGAGGTTCGAGTAGTCCGCGTCGATGGTGACGAAGATCGCGCCTGCGTTCACGAGTTTGCCTCCACCCAGGAGCGCGCCCAGTCATCTCCGCCGGAGGACTCGCGCTTCTCGCGCGCGTGACCATCGACGGCGTATCGGAGGTGCGCGTCGAATTCCGCGACCGTGAGGTCGAGCGGGTTGCCGAGACCAGGTGCCGCCCTCGCGATCAAGTGCGCCTCCGCGAGCCAGTCGCGCCGCACGGGCCGCGAAGGCGTCAGACGTTTCCCGCTTCGACCGCGCGTCGCTCGGCCTCCTCGAGGTCGATCCCGATCGCGGCGAGAGCGAGTGCCGTGAGCGTCTTCGGCTCGACCGACTCCGCGAGCGAGTCCGCATCCTCTGTCGCGATCGAGAGGATCTCGAGCGCGCCTTCGAGGGAGAACGCCCAGCCGACGAGAGCCGCGGCGGTCTCGGCCTCCTCGCGCGCCTTCGCGATCGTCTCGAGCGCCGCGGAGTTCGCGAGACCGATCGACTTCGCGTCGGTCGCCGCGCGCTTCGCCGAGCGATCGCTCAATCGTTCCGAGAGCGCGATCCGCTCCCGAACCTTGAGCGGTCGAATCGTGAACCCATCATGTACCCACGGCTGCGTCCGGATCATCACTCTCTCCTTGCTCGCGCGACGATGCGCGCGATGTCCTCGTCGGCCTTCTCGATCACCGCGCGCGACTGGTCGCCGGCGCGTCGGATATCCGCATCCTTGACCGCCGCGAACGGACGGCCGCTCGCGGCGAGCGCGTAGCGGAACGCCTGCTCGTCGGTCACCCGGCCTGGCGTCACGCGCCGCGTCTCGACCTTGCCGTCGTGGAAATGGAGCGTCACGATCCAGTCGGCACCCGACGGACCCATCGCACTCAGCACATCACCGAAGGTCGCTCCCTGCATGGGATCAGACGAGCCAGGTCACGACGGGAGCCAGGCCGTCCGCGTTCGAGAAGTTGCAGGTCAGGGTCGCGTCGCCGTTCTTGTCCACGTTGAACGCGTGACCGTTGAGCACGCAGTTGGCCGCGATCTTGGCGTCGTTCGTCGAAGCCTGCTCGAAGATCGAGAGCGTAAGCGCGGCCGTCGCGTCGGACATGAGCCACGCGCTCGTCACCGCGGTCGAGGTCGATCCGGTCGCGTCCACGTTCGGCGCGCCGTTGAGCGATCCCGTGAGGTCGACGATGCCGAGACGGCGACGCTTGCCGGTGTCGCCGAATCCAGTCAGGTCGCTCTCGACTCGCGAGATCGTCGCGGCGAAGCTGCGAACGTGCAGGACGTTCGATCCCGCGGTCGGGAGCGTGACGGCTCCATCGTTTCCGATCACATAGGTCTTTGCCATGGTTCAAGCCTCGAAAGCGGTGCAGCGGTACTCTTCAGTAATCGACCACGAGTCGTCGGCGAATACGGGCGCGCCGCGCGACTGCCGAACGAAGACGGCGCGGTCGAAGCCCGTCGGGGAAAGCGGAGACGCGAGCGCGGTCTGGATCGCGTCGCTCGCGGTGTGGATTCCGGTCGTGCCGGAGTTCGAGTAGAAGACCTGGAATTGAAACGTCACGCGGTAGAGCGTCACTCCGCCCATCGTCTCCTCGGTCGCGACCGTCGTCGGCCGATAGACGAGGAGCGGAAGCTCCGCGTCCGCCGGCCCCTGGTCGAGGTAGATCCGCGTCGAGACGATCGACGTCAGGGACGCCGTCGCCGCGAGCCGCGTCTTGAGCGCGTCGAGGATCGCCTTCATCGCGAAGCCCTCAGTTGCGAACGGATTCCCTTTGCGACGATCTCGGCGATGCGCGGAGAGACCTTCGCCATCACCGGGGTGATGTATGGGCGCTTCCGCATCCGGCGCGTCCCGTACTCGAGGAATCGCGCATAGGGAACGTTTGAGCCGTACTCGAATCCGAGACGACCCGGCGCGACGCGAGTCCGGAGGATCGAATCCTCGGTTCCCTTATCGCCTTCGATGGTGTTTCCCGTCGCTCGAGCGGAGACCGCCCATGACGCGCGGAGACGATTCGTGTTCACCGCGGGAGGCCGACCGGGCGCGCTCGCGCGATGGAGTCCCTTCGCGCGGAGATTTCGACCGTTCTTCTTGCCTTTCGCGATTCGGTATATCCGACCGGTTCCAGGCTGCGACAGCATGGAGCGGACGACCTTCGACGTGACGAGCTGCACGTCGACTAGTCCCTTCGCGATGCCGAGTTCGATCGCGGCCATGACCTTGCGTTCGTCGATCATGGAGCGACCACCGTCTGATAGGGCTCGACCTCGACGACCGTGACGATTGTCATGTTGAGATGCGGAGCCGCGCCCGTGTAGCCGGTCTCGCCAGGGTTGAGTGCGCCGAGGACGCGCCACCGCCGGCCCGCGCCGAGCGTGCCATCGTTGAGCTCGTCGTCGATCCGGACGTCGATCCGCCCCGCGAGGTAGAAGTCGCCGGTCGTCCGCGTCGTCGCGCGGCCCTCCTGGATCTCCTCGGCGACGCCGCTCGGCTGAAAGAAGCCGACGACGTCGGTCTGCTTCGCGAACGTGCGACCGACGACGCCGTCCGACTGCGTCGCGTAGGTCGGACGCAGGAGCTCGACCGACTTGCCAAGCTTCGCGACGAGCGAGGCGATGCTCATCGGATCGTCCTCCACGCCGAGAGCATCGCGCGCATCTCGGAGTCGATCTCCGCCGCGCCGCGAAGCGAGTACGAGTAGCCGCCGAGCGATTCGCTCGAGACTCCCGAGTCGCGCTGCCGCGCCCAGTAGAGCCGCGAGGCGAGCGTGATCGTCGCCTGCTCGATGTCGTACGGGACCGTCGCGTGACCGCCCGTGTACTCCACGAGGACCGAGCGGTAGCGCGAGAGCTGCCGGCCGTAGATCCCTCCGCGATCCATGTCCGCCATGTAGTCGAGGAGCGACTCGTCCGCGCACTCGAGGTTGACCGTCGCGTTGATGAGGTCGCGGCCCGCCAGGCGGCGGAGGCGGCGCGAGGGACGGTCGAGGAGCGCCGACGCCGAGAAGCCCGCCGTCGCGCCGATCGCCGTCGCGAGGTCGGTCGTCGTCGGATACGACGCGAACGCGAGCGTCGTCGTCGTCTCCGTGCCGTCGGCCTCCATCCGGTAGAGCGTCACCGCGGTATCCGAGACCGCGACCGAGACCGTCGCGTCCGTCGCCGTCGTCGAGCCGACCGTGAGCGCCGCGTCCTCGCCGACGCCGACGAAGCGGATCGCCGTCACCGGAGTGATCTTCAGGACCATCCGGTCCGCGCCGTAGGTGTCGTGCCATTCGACGACGCTCCGCGACTTGATCGGGCGACCGAGGAACCGCTCGACCGTCGCGCTCGCGCGGTCGATGAACCGCTCGAGGATCGTGTCGTCAGTCGACGCCGTGATCCCGAGATCCGCCTTCAGGTTCGCGAGCGTCGTGAGCGAGTTTGGATCGACGGCCATTCGTCCTCCTCATCGGCTTCGCGTCGCGGTCGGCGCATTCCGCGAAGAGCGGCGACGCCGGCGCGCTCCTCTGGAGGTGGCCCGACTTCACGAACCGCTCGGCGATCTCGGGCTCCATCGTGATCGTCGTACCAGGGCGCAGGTCGCGACGCCCGCGACCGCGCTCGTACACGGAGAACGGACGGAGCACGATCAGTAGGTCATGCATTCGGGCGGCCTCCCGTCCTCGTTGTACTTCGAGACGTACTGGTGCAGCACCTCGAGATGTTCGCCGGGCCAGGTGCAGATCGTCTGGATGTGACCGATCCGAACGCGCGGGCAGGCGGCGATCCGGCCGCCGTGCTTCCCGAGGAGATGCCAGAAGTGGATGTCGTCGTCGATCCGCCCGTCACCCCACCGACCGTCTGCGTTCGGAGCGCCGAGAAACCACGGGTGCGGGAGCCTGCGGAGCGCGTCGGTGCGGATGAGCGTAAGCCCGAAGTGTCCCGTTTCGCAGTCGAGCGCGTCGCGATGGAGGTCCGTCGAGTCGATCTGCGTGACGCGCTTCCCGTCTGCGTTTTTCATCGTGAGCAGGCACGACGAGCGATCGCGCCCGACCTGAAGCGGGAAGAGCGCCGCGATGTCGGGATTCGTCTCCATCACCTGCCAGAGACGGATCACGTCGGACTCGTCGAAGACCGAGTCGTAGTCGACGGTGAGGACGTACTTCACGTCTGGCGACTCCTCGACGACGCGCTCCATCATGCGCTCGAGGCACTGGCCCCAGAAGACGCCGACCGACTTCATGAAGTCCATCCCGAGCTTCGCGCAGGTCATTTGCACGGCCGCGAATGTGTCGGTCCACGCTAGGCGCGGCATGGACATGATCGCCATGACG